TCAAACGCCTTAGAAAGACTAAATAGTGTATTTTGATTAGCTGGCACTGATACTACTGAAATTTCATGTAGTTCCAATTCCTTTACCACAAACAGCTCTGCAGCTGAATTGTACTCCGCATCTACGATTCGGAATCCGATACTAAACGCCGTTAAAACGCCGTCTTTTACAAGATTGAACACTTCACTGGCTGCTGAAGAGATTCTGGCTTTAATCCATAATCCTTTGCCGTCAATTCTATGCTCTACCATCCTACCAACTGGTTCGCTATGGTCATGGTATGCTAAAATTACTGGATTTTTCAAGTAATTTTGAATACCTTTTTCCCAAACGCTTACAGGAACAACATCGCCCTGTCTATCAACATCTGTGGTACTTGCATACCCTTCAATTGTTATACTAGCTGTTTTTCCGTCGGTGGCAGTACTCTTGATAAATGAACTGTTTAGAAACAGTACTTTACTTTTATCTACCATATTACCCCTTTATTGCTGATTATCTGTGGGCCTACCACCTTTCGACGGATCAGCAGCCGAACCCGCGATATTAGCGGGTATTCTTATTTCGTCATTACCTGTAATAGGTTCATAACGTAATTCTTTTCTTGCTTCATTAGCTGTAATGATGCCTGCATTGACTAGTGTCGAATGATAAGCAGCAATATCTTTTAATTCTGGTTGCAGTGCTGATACCGAAGCAGTAATTGCTTCAACATCATATCCGTAATATCGTTCTAAACTAGATACGAATTTACGAACTACCGGCATTACTGTTTCTAAATAGAATAAGCGTAAATTAGGACTAATGTTAGCGTTGTTTCCACCAGCTAATAAAATAGGCGGAATACCAATACATTGCATAATCAATTCATTATGTGTTTTAATAGACTGATCGAAATCCATGTCTTTAAAGTTTTGATTTGATACTTGTGCAGGTTTCAATCCTGAATCCAAAATCACAGGACGTTTACCACCTTGTTTAGTTGAATATTTTTGTAACCAGTATTGTATTGTTTTTTCTTTTGCAACTTGTGAAAGTGTGTTTTCACTAGTAAGTACTAAACCAAACACAGCTCCGTTATCAAAGAAGTTTTCTTGAAACTCTTTCATTGCGTATAATGTAGCAATGGATCTTTGGGCTGCTTCAAGGCGACTAGCGCCGCGATATATACTATGCGAATTCAAATCACGGAAGTGAAACACTTCTGGCTCTTTGAAATCAACCATACCGTTGTAACGATATCCGCGGATAAACGTTTTGGTATCAGTTAAAATTTCTACACTACCTGCTGGAAGGTGATACATAAATACACCATCAAAGTGTATGAATACATTACCTTCTAAGATCAAATCTGTAAAGATTGCCTGACGGAATTCTTGTGTTGATTGATAAGGATTAGGGCGGAAGTTTAAAAGTGTGTTGAGTGACTTTTGACGAATTCCACTAACAACGCCTTCTGCGACCTTATCTTTTACGTCGTAATCAAGTGAAGCTGCTGCATTAACAAGCATACTCACACTACGATTAACCGACTCTAACTTCTGGAAAGCTTGCTTGTATGTTACTTTGCTTTCCGAACCAATTTGTGTACCTGCTTCTTGAGCAATACGAGTTTGCGCTGGATTAAGTTTTTCTACAATCCAAGTGCGAGTATTATCTAACCATGCCATAGTTTTTCCCTTAAGTGAACTCTGAGAAAAAACTACCAAAGCTCTTTTTGGGTATTACAACTGTTTCAGCAGCTTCACCAGTATGTTTTGCACGCTGCGTTTCTATCCAGTGAGCCTGTTTGGGTTCACTGCCAGGGCGGGGAGCCTTACCATAAACACTGTGTAGCGCTACATGATGACGATTACAAAGGGTGTAAACTTGATCATATAACTCTGTTCGGTGCTCATCAATAAACTCATCTCGCACAGCTAAAATACCGGCATCTGTTGAAATATCGTAACCCTTAGCCTCAGACCATTTATCTAGGAGTATAGTAACTGAATGTAGGTGATGTAGTTCTAAATCTTGTGAACTTGAACAGATAAAACACCGATCTTTCTTTTCATAGGCTGCTTTAGCCCTGTCGCGAACCCACTTTACAGGAATCCGCTTGTTTGTGTTTTTGGCCATTTACTTTAGTGTTGAACGTAACATCCACGAGTGCTTACGATGTGCGTCTTGACGATCAGCTAAAAAGTTAGCCAAACCGTAATCGCCCATGCTTTCAGCAGCTGTATAAGCTGCACGTAATAATTCTGCCATTGTGTCTGAATCGGCTAACAACTCTTGTGTCATTTGCATACCGTTGGGTACGCCTTCTTGACAGTCAACCAGCGAAATGTCTTCAAACACTTCAAAACTTGCAGGTGCATAAATGCGCTGTGCGCGTAGCTGTTCAGCGAATGTATCAATCGAACCATAAACTTCGGCATAAATGTTGCCAAACAGTTCGTGGTACTGTGGAAACAAGCTACCTTCAACATTCCAATGAAAATTAGCGGCTTTTAAAAAGAAACTAAACTCACTGGCAAATGCTGCTTTTAGCATTGCTTCATATTCTGTTTTATCCATAAGACTCTCCAAGGGGTACAAAGTGCACCACAATTACCTAGTATTATAGCCTAAAAGCAACAAAAAGTCAATGTTAAAATTTTTTGTGGCATTATACCGTATAGGTATACAGTGCATAACGAACAGCATCAGCCATGTGACTATATTGATCATGCATGGGACGTTCACGTTGCAGCCCCTCGCGTTGATCCCAGCGATATTGATCAAACATTGCTCGTACGTTTGTACAGTGTGGAGCTACTTTTAATCTGCCTTGTTGTAGCAAGGTCTGTACATACGCAATACCTGGAAGCACATCTTTTTTGGCTTTGGTGGTTGAAATGTTGTACAAGTAAGCCAAGTCCGATGCAAACTGTGCAGCTGCCGAATCGATGAAGGTTACTTCAACACCATGACGTTCATTGAATTGTGTAAACGCCTCTGCATGTTCAGCTGTGGTAACTTCTGATTTTAGGTATTCGTCGACAATAAAAAAGCAATCGCGGTGCCAATCGTACACGATAGTGCAATGAGCAGTAGCATCTCGGTAACCAGGGTCGCACCCAGCAAACGCCTCGCCACGGAGGTCTTGGGGAATCTCACAAATATCATCTTCTTTTAGGGCATAAATCTGACCCTCAAATACAGTAAATGAGGCCAGGTATTCTTGTTCAAATTCGGCTTTGCTCATGGACCTTTTCGCCTCAGCGACGTCTGACTCAGCCATGCGTGTGTTTTCGGTGTAATCAGCTTGTAAGCTAATCCACTCGGGGAAATTGTCATCAAAGCCACGGTTATAAAACTGACTAAACCAATTGTTACGACCGCGAGGCGTTGATATAAAAATAGCTTTGGCGTTGGGTTTGTCCAAAGTCGGTCGTAGCGCAACGTTAAAAGCTGCTTCACCACCTTCGCCTAGTGCAGCCTCGTCAAATATAATCAAGTCGTAGCTACGACCCACTGTACTATCAACGGTACCAAGACTGCCCATACGAATAGTACTTCCATTGGACAATTCAATGATTTTATCTTTGAGGTTATCGCGTGCAACTTCGAGATCAAAGTGCTTGATGAGTTTGCGTTGGAGTTCAAATGATATACTGCTTAAGTTATAGTTGGGACTAATGATTAACACATTCGACCCAGGCACAAGTGTTACAAGTTGACCAATAATGTTGGCTATGTAAGTTTTGCCAAGACGTCTGGCAAGTGCAGCACATATAAACCTGTACTTGGGGTCGTTGACTGCGTTGATTAAGGCAATCTGTGGGCGATTGATTGTGTCCCAGACATTTAGCAGTTTTAAATAATTTGTGATGGGTAGCTTAATAAACCTAAGTTGAGGGTCGAACTCTTGTATGGCATCGCAGTTTACTTCGGGACGGGAGACTACTAACATTAGTATTTTCCCGATGCAAGCACAATCTTGCAAATATGTTCTAGGCGCTCGATATGTTCGTAAGCACGCCAAGGTGTTGTATCAACCGCAACTACTCCATGTCCACGAATACCCACAATATCATACCAGTAGTTGCCGCGTGAGTCTAAGTTTAAATTCTCATGACAACAGTCAGCTAACTTTTGCGATATAGGTGGTACATCACCAACATTAGGTGCTACTTTGGTATAACGATTTAATTCTGGAAAACTATCACAAATAGTGGATAAGTCAATGCCAGCATGCATAGCTGCAATGCAGTATGTGGGATGCACGTGTAACACAACACGCACATCAGTAGTAATCTTTTTTTGCAATCCAAAGTGCAGTGGAAGCTCTCCACTAGGCTGTAAGTTGGCACTGATATCGGTATAACTCATTGGTTCTGGAAACGCAGTACCTTGATAGTTTTTTTGTATGCCGATCTTTTTAAATTGATCTGGTTGCAGCGTTTGTTTACGCACTCCACTCGGCGTAATATAAAAGTGGTCGCGATCTTGGTGACGCACTGAGGCATTACCATCTCGTGAGGTAATCCAATTACGCTTGTAAGCGTCTGTCATAATATCACAAATTGTTTCTAGCATTAGACGCCTTCTCCAGTTATTAGTCGCTGCACAAGTTGTGAGTATTTGCTGCCATCTAGACCTTCATTGATCTGAACATTTACTTGCTTTTGCGGTGCAGTTGATTGTTGAGCTTTGGCCAGGGCAATCTCACGGTCTAATAAGTCCATGCTCATCTTGTGCGACATTTGTAAGAGTTCTGCAATGTCTTTGGTAGACCCAGTTTGTGATTCTTCTAGTTCCGAAAACTTTTGTTTGATTAGGGCGTCCATGGCACGTCGCATCAAGAAACGGTTGTTGTAGCCACTATCAAAGAAAACTGAATCGATATAACTTTTGACTTCACGTCGGGCTAGTAGGTTTGTTACCACTTCAGGGTCGAGATCTAGTTCTTGGGCTACTGCACGGGCGTCGTTAAGCTGGAGGTAGGCATTTGCTACTTCCAGTGCTTCGGGACTGATTCGTACGGTTTCGGCAGGTAGGTGAGTTGTCATGGTTGTATCCTTTAGTGTTGATTATACCAGTTTAGGGGTGTGGTGGCAAGTGTGGATTTTGGCACCTTAGGGTGTTTGGAAAATTTCCTTAAATAGGCCGTGTCGGGGGGCGCATAGGCGGTGGGGTATATTATAGTCCGATAACCGCCCCCTGTCAATAGGTGTTTATCCCTATGTTGTATTTCAACACACTTGATCTTTGCTAGGTTATTCGTGTATAATAGAATACATGATGACAAGGGAAATCAACATGAAATTGATAACAGAAATTTTACAAGCTATCTTGTTTGTTGTAATAACCTTTTCACCATTGTGGGTATGGCTTGCGTTAATGAAGCCATGATGTTATAATTGAATCTTACTAGGAGAAAATAAGATGACTACCAAAACTGTGAATTATACGCCCGAGCAAACTGCTCGC